AGGTCCGTCGTCAACACCAGATCGTCGTATTGAATCGCCGTATCGGTGTAGAGGTAGACCTTCAGATCCTGACTCGGGACCGGCCACCACGTCAGCGTCCCCAGCACCGTCGTCACCGAGGTCTGGTAGTAATACTGCGTGGCGTAGGCACTCGAGAGGCCCTTGATGCTCAACGCTTCAAACTGCTGATCCGACATCGCGCCCATCGGCACTTCGACCTCTGGGGACGTGCCGGGAATCACGTAGTTCACCGCATCGAAATCGACGGGTCGCTGCCGGTCAATGGTGCCTGCAGGGCCAATCGTCGTGCTACTGGTGCCTGCAGGAATCGTATAGCCCACCTTGTCCGTGACCGCGATGGTCTGGATGTCTGCCGCCCACGCATTCAGCATCCGCGACAAGACCCGCAGCCCCAACTGGATGTCGTTGGCACTGACGGACTCGCCGGGATTCCCGACCCCGATCTCCTCGAGGGCGTCCTGAATGAGCACGCGGCAGGTCGGCATCTATTCCACCTTCTTCGGACGTCCCGGCTTCCGCTTCACCGGTATCCCTGACAGACTCGCCAGATCATCCGGCGAGAGGGCCGCCAGTTGCGCCTGAATCGCTCTGAGACGGACGTTCTTCTGTTCCGCCATGACCAACTGGCGTTCCTCGTCGGTCAACGACGCCATCGCGTCTTCCAGCGATTCCAGCGGGGACGGTAGTTCGACAGACGGCGGGATCGCGGTCCACTCGTCTCCAAGGGCATCGACGTCCTTCTGCGTCTTGCAGAACCGCTCCTCCACCCCCGACTCCGTGAGCCGGAACCGGAGCACCGGGAACTCCGTCCTGACGTTCGGCAGGTTCATGCCGTCGTAGAAGAAGTTCTGCTTCGCCACCGTCGCGGAGGGCGGCGGATGCAAGAGATCCTTATGCGGACCAATCGTGGCCTGCCGCCGATCCGTCTGCCCGCCCTGCGACCGGAGGGCCGCCGTGAGTGCGTCGACTTGTGCCTGAAGTTCTTCGAGTGACATAGCGCTCCTTACGTCCCAATGGCGACCCACGCCACGTTGTCCGTCCCCGTCGATGCGGTGCCGGCGACCACCCAGCCATAAATCGGCACGTTGCCGCCCGAGATCGTGCCGTAGGTCACAAACGCCGTCCCAGTGTTGACCCCGGCCGTGTTGTTTAGACAGGTCGCGAAGCCGAGGACCGTGGTCAATCCCGTCGCCACGGTGGTCGGGTTGCTGCCATCCAGCGGGGTGATGCCTCTGGCGAGCTTCATCCCGTTCACCGTCGCGACCGTCAGCGCCCCAGAGGCGATGAGCGTCGCATCCCCGGAGACGACGGTATCTGTCGCGACGTTTCCAGCACTCCCGATGAGAAGATGCCCCGAGGTCAGCGTGCCGCCCGCCGTGCTCGAGCCGAGCGAGGTGAAGTTGTCGTTGATCTGTTTGGCGACGTCATCCGTAAACGCGCCCACTTTCGTGATGGTGGTCAGAGACATAGCTACGACTCCACCGCAGCCATCGCAGGCGCGGTCTGTAGGTGACGAGCCAACCGAGCAAAATACTGCTGGTAGGCAAACTTCCCCGCCGCCCAGCCAAACAACGTCTGCGCTCTCAACCGGACATAGCGCCGGTCGAGATCCCCGACAATCCCTATCGCATCCACGAACTCGCTCACATCCTTACACAGATACCCGGTGCGTTCGTGCTCGAGATACTCCGGGAACCCCCCCCACGGCGTCGACAGGACCGGCGTCCCGCACAACTGGGCCTCAATCACCACCGTCGCGGAGGGTTCGATGTAGTCCGTTGGACACAGCAGGGCCGTCGCCCCCGCCATCCAGTGATTCCGCTCCGAGGGCGGCATATGCCCCAGATACTCGCCATACGTGATCAGCGACGGATCGCCTTCCCCAATCAGAAACAGCGGCATCCCCGCCTGTTCTGCCGCCTGACACGCGGTCTTGATGCCCTTCACCGAGGAGATCCGACCGACATACAGCAGATACGACCCCACCGGACGCTCAGGAAACTCGCCCTCATGCAACCAGGTGTAGATCATGTCGTCCATGGGACGGCCATATTCGGTCTGGGTAAACCCATGCGCACAGGACCGCCACGCATTGCTCTGATAGACCCGGTAGGGCGCACATACGCCTCGATACCCGATGGAATACTCCAGAAAGGGCAGTTCCTGATGCTGCTGCCACACGCCATACTGCGCCGTGCCGGCAATCGTCGCAATCAGATCCCCCGGCTCCTTCCGCTCTTGGATCGCGGCCGCCGCCCGCTGATTGAAATACTGGAAGAGCGGGTTGTCCGCCGCATACGACGCCTTCTGATACGGCATCTCCCCCAGCGACTCCGCTTGGGCCTTCTTCGAGATGCAACAGATCAGTTCGTCCACGGGGACATCGGCCTCCTCTGATCCGTAGAGGAAGACGGTATGCCCTAACTCCTTCAAGAGTTCCGAAAAACGGCGGGTGAATCCACTGAACACGTCAAGGTAATAGTCCTTCGTGACCTGGACGTTCGGCGTGGACAGCAGATGCACCCGCATCGGACTACGTGCTCTTCGGCACCGTCTGCCACGCACCAGAGGTCGCGCACCAGAAGATGTCGCCCAACGCACCCGTGGCCGTCAGCGTGACCGCCGTCGTGCCGGTCGTGCCGTTGATGCTGCCACCGACGCAGAACACATTCAGCACACCGCTGGACGTGTTCTTCAGGACATACTCCGCCCCGACCGCAGGCACGGGCAGGTTAATCCCCGCACCAGACGCCCCTGAGCAGTTCAGGAACGCCGGCCACGGAGCCGTGACGACCGCCGCATCGGTGCCCGTCGTGCCGGTCAGGGTCACTTCCTGCGCGTTCGTGATGGTGACCGGAGCCACCTGCACGTTATCCGCTGCCGCTGCTGGCCACGCGGTGTCACTCACCAGCGCGTAAACGAAGCCCTCATACGCCGTGTGCGCGACCGCCCGCGACCCGAGGTAGCCCCGAACCACGTTAGCCGTGGTGCCGGTGTTGCCCGTGATGAGCACGTATTCGCCCGTCGCGAACCGGCCGAGCACCTTCGCGCTCATGCCCGCCGTCGAGGGGTTGGTGAACGCATTCAGCGCCACCGTCTGTGCGCCGGCCGTCACTGCGCCGGAGCTATACGTCGTTGTCAGTGCCACGTTAGCCTCCCACCCGGCAGCCGAGTTCCTGCCGAAGCACGGCCACGCCGTAGAGCACGTCGAGCCGCTGAATCCACTGGTCCGTCGACGCCACGTAGTCGCGAATCACGCGAATCGTGCGCCCCGTCTTCTTGTTCGCTGCCCGATACGCCTTGTCCGTCCCACCAGGCAGTGGCATATCCACCATCGCCAAGGTGCCGAAGTTCTTATGGACGAACAGGTTCTGCGGTGACGACTTGCCCGAGATGCTCGAGAACGACGCGGCCGGCGTGTTGTAAACGTAGACCGACGCACCCGATACCGGGATGTTCAGCACGTTCTGACCGGACGATCCCGGCCCGACAATCGCCGGAGCAATCGGGATGGTGATCGCCCCGCCCGAGTCGGTGACCGTCGCCGTCACGACGAACTGCGCGACCAGCCCCGTGTCCGCATAGCTCTGCGGGTTGACGAGGTTGACCGGCGACGTGCTCGAGATGAACGACACGATGTCGCCCGCGTTGAGCGTCGTGGTCGTCCACGTCTGCGTCAGGATGCTCGATCCCGACTGCGTGCCGTTGACCGTGGGCGTTCCACCCAGCGTGCCTACGGTCTGGACGTAGATGTTCTGATCCATCGCCCAGTCGGCCCCAATCGTCCGGCCCATCGTGCCCGACAGATACTGCTGCTTGATCTCGTCAGACGCCTGAAACAGTCCCTTCAGGTTGTCCACGATGCTCGCATCCGCTGCCGGGTTGTTGATGACGTGCCGGTCGCCGTCCATCGGACAGGCGTTACTGTCCAGACGGGTCTTCGCCGCTAGGTAGGTGCTCAGCGCGGTCGGGGTCGTGCCGGGGGTGCCAACGAAGTTCGCCAGTCCCTGTGCCAGACCGCAGACATCCTGGTCGATGAGGTTCGCCAGTCGCGCAATCTCAGGCTTGAGAATGCGGTCCCGGTATTCATCGATGTTCAGGATGAGATCCTGCGAACTGACCTGCGTGTCCACGCCGCGCTGGAACGCCAGCGTCAGCGGGACGAACGTTTCCGTGATGGGTTCGATGTTCACGGCCTGTCCGAGACGGCCGAGGAACCGGGCGGGCTTGCGGATGTTCAGCGTCTGGCCGAGGACTGCCCCGCCAAACTTGAACTGATCGGAATACTCGCTGTTGATAATCCGCGCCATCATGTCCGTATTTTCGAGGACATCCAGCGCCTCCATCGTGATGATGGAGTTCGTGAGGAACGTATTGGCCATCGGTCGGAGCCTTTCCTAGGCTACCGACGAGTTCCTCCCGCGAGCATAGCTTTCCGTTGAGCCTTGTAAGCCTCGTAGTTGCCGGATGCAGCCAGGTCCGCGAGTGGGGGACTCGTGGTGCGTGTCCCCGTCCCCACCGGCTCAAATGGGGGAGGGGCCTGACTGGAACGAACCGCCCGGGGCTGCGAGGCCGGTATGACGCTGCCCTCAGACGGCTGCAACTTCGCCAGTTCCAAGCCCAACGTCAGGCCATCCGGGATCTTCGCGATCCGTTCGGCGAGTTTGGGGTCAGAGGCGAGTGCATATTCAATGTGTTCCGCCTGTGGCAGCGACAGAATCGCTTTCAGCATCGCTTCAGGGAAGACGACGGGACAGGCGTTCACCACCGCATCGAAGTCCGCATACGACGCTCGCCCACGGGTCAGAACCGTATCTGCCTGAGACGACTGAGCGCGTGACGCCCGTTCCGCTTCGATGCGGGCTTCAAAACGGGCGTTGAATTCCTCGCGGAGCTTGATTTCGCGCTGCTCCGCTTTCCAATCCGCAAGATCTTCCGTGAAGGCGTCGTAGTCCACATACTTTGAGCCGATTTCGGCTGATGTGGGCTTTGGACGGCCTTGGGGTTCGGGTTCGGGCTTCGCTTCGGGCTGGAGCGCCTTGGTCGTGGCCGCTTCCAACAGCGCGAGACGGCCGGCTAACTCGTCATTCCGCTGCTTCTCGGCGGCGGCTTGGGCACGGGCTTCGTCCCGGGCTTTGGTCAGTTCGGAGTAGCGAGCGCGGCCCTTGGGTTCCTTCGGAGAGTCCGGTTGACCCTCGAGTGCCGGTGCATCGCGGAGGTTCTCGGTCAGGTCGGCTTCGGTGACACCTGATCCGGACAGTTCGCGGCCCTTGGAGTCCGTGACCGT